GACGAGCGCGACCCCGACCTGTGGCCCACGATCACCTCGGAGGACGGCCTGCACACCATCCTGGAGTGGCTGGTCGCCGGCTACATGGACTGGGAGGAGCGCGGCCTCGACGCCCCCGCGTGCGTCACGCGGGCCTCGGAGGCCTGGCTCAGGGCCTCGGGGACGCTGCTCGACCGCATGATCGAGGACCTCTTCGACGTGGGCACGGGCCTCAGGTGCGACGTGCGCGACTTCCGCGCCGTCCTGGACGCCTACGCCCGCTCGCAGGGCGAGGACCCCATGGGCATCAGGCAGGCCAACGCCTACCTCAGGCAGCGCTCCATCGTCGCCAGGCCCTCCAACGGCCGCCGCCACTACCGCGGCATGGCCCTCAACGCGGCCGGCGAGAGGCTCCTGGGCGAGTGCGAAACGGGCGGCGAAGACGCACTGGGGCGCACTGGGAAGTGCACTCCCGAAGGCGGCGACGCGACCCGCATTCACTTGACGTGATTAGTTAGGTACCTTGGGGCAGTGCACCAAGTGCACTTGGAGAGCACGTTCGGTGGACTTTCCGCACTGCCCCCTCAACCCCCTTTACCTCCTCTTTTATCCTTTCTTTTCCCTTTAAAGTGTAAAAGAGAAGAAATATATAGTAAGTAGATAGAGGAAAAAGAAGGAAAAGGGAAGGGAAGAAGTAAAAGGGGGAGAAATATAGGAAACGCACTTCTGCACTTTCGAGATCGGAGGCAAGAATGGGAGGACCCGGGAGCGGCCGCAAGAAGGGGAGCAAGAACCGGCCGGGGACAAGAACCATAAGCCAGATAGCGGGCGACCCCAGGAACGTCGACCCCGAGACCAACAGGGCGGCGATCATGTTCGGCAAGGTCCTGTTCGGGCTGGAGGGCCCGGACCTGTCGGACGCCGACGCCGTGCTGGCGAGGTGGTACCAGTTCCTGGACCTGTGCGCGGAGGCCGAGATGAGGCCGATGGTGACGGGGATGGCGATGGCGTTCAACGTGCCCAACTCGCACTTCAGGGCAGTGGTGTACGGTGTCGGGAAGTTCGAGCGATACAAGGGAATAACGCCTGCTTCACGTGCGATTTTACAAAAGGGCTACGAATTTTTGCAGTTTTCCTATGAGTATGCGATGGCCAAGGACGTCCACAATCCGGCCAAGTACATATTCCTTATGAAGAATTACTTTGGTTACACGGATGCCTCAGTCCAGGTCAACGTGGACCTCAAGGAGGCACCCGCCCTGGGCAGCGCCGACGACGTTGCCGACCGCTACCGCCAGATGATGGGCCGGCCGACGCCGATGATCGAGGCCGAGGTGCTCGACGTGGAGGATCCGGGCGACCCCGAGGCCGACCCTGCCGGCGACTCTGGCGACTCCAGCGACTCCCGAGGGCCCGCCGACCCTCCCGCCGACCCCGGCGCGCGCTGACGCCGGCGACTCCCGGGCGACTCCGACTCCCCGGCGACTCCCGCCGGCGACTCTGGCGACTCCGGCGACTCCCGAGACCCCGGGCACACGCCCTGGCCCCCGCGTCCGCGGGCAGACCCATGCGCCCCCTCGCCCCTCGCCGGGCCAGGGGGCGCTTCGCGTCCGGGCCCCGAGGCGGCCGGATGGGGCCAGATGGGGCCAGATGGGGCATGATTCAGGGCCTGAGCGGGCCATATCGCGCCTGAGGCCCTGCGAGGCCTCCAGACGGGCTACTATCCCCCATGTCGAGCAAACGCCCATAAGCGAGACGAACGGGCCGTGATGGGGCTGTCAGACGCTCACGCGGGCATGATAGGCGGTCCCGGCCGGTGCCAGATGGCAGGCGTGCGAGGGGCCGGCACATGTCCGAGGGCCCCGGGTGATCGTCCCAGGCCGGCGGATCCCCCGGCGGCCGGGCTCCAGGGCTCCAGGGCTCCAGGGCTCCAGGCGTTCGCGGATCCCCCAGGCGGCCAACACAATTGAATAAGTGAAATCCAAACGAGCACGGCCCGGCCGCGTACGCGGATCCTCGAGGGGCCCGGGCTCGAAGCGTAGCCGGCGGCACATGTCCGAGGGGCGGCCGCCTGAGGCCCTGAGGGGCCGATATCGGGGGCATGTGGTGCCATGACGCACGAATACCCAAATGAGGCCCTGTGAGGCCGTGGCGGCACTCTCAGGGCCTCAGGGGCATGAAAAGGGCCCCATCTGAGGGACGGGGCCTGAAAGTCACTTCTTTTCGGTCAGTCTGAGTACTCCCAGGGTGAGCATGAAGGGGAACAGGGCGGCCAGCAGGGCCAGGGCCGCGGCGATCAGCAGAAGCCGGCCGAGGAATCGCAGAAGCCGGCGGATCGCGTCACGTCTACGCGTACTCATAGGCCACACGCTCGGGGACGAAAACGAAGTCGTGCAGGATCTCGGGGGCCTGCGCGCAGCTCCTCACGCCGAACAGGCAGCCGGCGGCCAGCATGTCGGCCCGGGCCTCCTCGGTGACCGGGTAGGACAGGACAAAGACGGTACCCTTCACGCCATTCCGCGTGGTGTCGTAGAAGTCGTGGTACTCGGGAAGGGTAAAGAGGGGCTGGTCGTACTGCCAGACCAGGCGGACGGTACGGCCTGAGGCGAACGCCTGGGCATCGGCCCGGCTGATGTAGTAGACGCGGGGCGCGCCATTGACGTACAGGATCAGGTCCCAGAAGGGGTAGTCGTCGACGTGAACGCCCTGCACGTCGGGGCCGTCCACACCATTGGTCAGGAAGTCGACAAACTCATTCATGCCGAACCAGATCTTGTCGTGTCCCTCATAGGGGCAGGGGTCGTACTCGTCGAGGCGAACAGTAACGTTGTTGTTCTTGTAGGTCCTGGTGATCATCTGTGTTTCCTTCCATGGTCGGGCTTATCGGGCAATGGGGCAGGCGCGCCGAGGATCCGGCGCGCCCATGGTGCGCTAGCAGGTCACGGGGTAAGCCTCGAGCAGGGCGAGTTCCGCGGCCTCGATCATCATTTCCTGCCGGGTGTTCCAGGCGTCTGCGATCTCCTCCCTAACGTCCGGCTCATCGAGGGCCAGGCACCTGGCCGTCACGTCGAGGGCCTCGGCCTCGTGCATGCGCAGAAAGTCGGCGATGTTCAGGCACATTTCGTCCAGCAGGTCGATGAAGGGCTCATCCCAGAACAGGTCACGGGTGTTCTGCTCGGCCTGCCAGGTGCAGAACGTATAGGATCCGCTCCCGTTGCCGGTGATCGAGTCGTCGTAAAACATGTGCTCCAGGGCCTCGGTCGAGCTCTCGCAATCGTCGTACTCGCCAAAGTTCACGGCCTGGATGGCGTCGGCCATTACCTCATGCTTGTAATCGCTGTAGTTCATGTCCTTCTCCTTTTCCCTATCTGTCTTGTGGTTCCTGACCAGGGCCCGGATCCGAACACATCGGGTCCGGGCCGTTTTGCCATGTGGGCTATGCAGTGCGCAGCGCGGGGCGATTGATGGGCACTGCAAACGAGACGTTGGCCTCCTCCAGTACCTCGGTCATGATGCACTCCTGCTTCAGGGCCTCGCACAGGGCCGGTACGTAGTTCAGCGCGCGGATGATCTCGAAGTGGGGCCCCACGTACTCGATCCGGGTTGAGGCCTCGGGCTTGCCCTGCCACATGCCAAAGCAGGGGATGGCGGTGTAGGCGTCGATATGCAGGTACTTGGATACGGCTTCACAGATGGCGGCCGTGGTGTGGGTCTCGGTATCCCCCACGTTGTGACCTATGGTGAGCGTCAGCTTTGCAGTGTCCATATGGTGCCTCCTCAGGTGTAAACGTTTCTGTGGACAGCTCATATTATCCACGTTTTCGTTTGCAGTGCAAGGGGCAATATCCACATTTTTGTTTATGGCTCGAATGCACATTTAGGGCACGCCCTATTTGTGCGGCCTCGAGCGGGCCACCTGAGGGATCCTCCAGGCCGCCGGCTCCTCCGAGGGGTAAAGCAGGGGCTCCAGGGCCTCAGGTCGGCCGGATCCGGCACCGGCTCGAAGGGGTATCCCCTCCAGTAAGTAGGGCGAAGGCCCTACGGGTGGGTAAGTGCCCCGAGCAACGAAAAATTTCAAAAGGCTTGAATTCAACTATTCCGTTGACAACGTTTTCATGACCATGTACAATGGACCCGTCGAAAGGAGAGGACATGACAACCAGGGAAGTCCTTCGCAAGGTCATAGACGAGTCGGCCGCGTGGTCCCAGAACCGCCTCGCGGTGGAGGTGGGCCTCACGCCGCAGGCCATGTCGAACCGGATGAAGCCCGGCCGCGACATGAAGGCCGGCTTCGTCGCCAGGGTCCTCGGGGTGCTGGGCTACCAGCTCGTGGCGGTGCCCAAGGGCGTCCGCCTGCCCGCGGGCTCCATCGTGGTGGACGGGGAGGAGTAGGAAGATGCTGTACGGGTACGTGAGGGTCTCGACGGCCGACCAGAACGAGGGCCGCCAGCTCGCGACGATGGCCGAGCAGGGCGTCGAGCGCGGGAACGTGTACGTCGACAAGGCCAGCGGCAAGGACATGGACAGGCCAGCCTGGCGCGAGCTCATGGCCGTGGTCGAGAGCGGCGACACCATCGTCTTCGACGAGATGAGCCGCCTGGGCCGCGACTACTTCGAGGTCACGAGCGAGTGGCGCAGGCTCACCCGCGAGGCGGGCGTGCGCCTGCGCGTCCTCGACGTCGACTTCTTCGACAGCGAGAAGTTCGAGGCCATGGGCGCGATGGGGCCCGTGGTCGAGGACATGCTCCTGTCGCTGCTCGCCCACGTGGCCCAGGAGGAGCGCCAGAAGATGCTGAGGCGTCAGGCCGAGGGCATCGCGCTCGCCAAGGAGCGGGGCGTCTACAGGGGGCGCAGGCGCGCCGAGCACGACCCGGCCCTGCTCGCCGAGGCCTCCGAGGCGCTCGCGCGCGGAGAGACCAAGGCCAGCGTGGCCCGCATGCTGGGCGTCCACCGCAACACGCTGGACAACATGATCAGGGACGGGAGGGTCGCCGCATGACGCCCGGTGCCGACACGAGGCCGCTTCCCCACGGCGAGCGCCTGCCCATCACCCACCCATACCTCCTGCGCCTCGCCTCGCGGGGCCGGCGCTGCCCCGAGTGCGGCACCCCGACCGCCTGGTCGGGCACGCTCAACCCCGACGCCGCCTACGAGGCCTGCCCCGCCTGCGGCTGGCTCGCCACGCGCCTCGCCCCCGCGCCCCCGCGCGGGGTGGCGCGCAGGCCCGCCGAGGTGATACCCTTCCGACCGGACCCGACCTGAGGAGGACGCATGGAGGACCAGCTCGTGCTCGACGCGATCTGCACGGTGGCGGCGCGGGGTGACGCGGGCCCCGCGCCCTACGAGGACGCCCTGCCGGTGCTGCGGCGGGCCCTCAGGGCCTCGCCCGTCGTGGAGGCCGCCTACGCGAGGCACCTGAGGGAGGGGGCCCTCGACGCCGCCGCGCGCCTCGCCTCGTCCGACATGGCCGCCGCGAGGAGGTGCGGCGAGGCCGCCGAGGCCATGCTCGCGCTCAACGCGAGGACCGACCTCGACAGCTACCTGCTCTACCTGGAGTGGGACCGCGAGCCCATGAGGCGCTTCTACCAGCCCCGCCGCGACGTGCTGCTGCCGCTCGTGCGGCACCTCCAGGACCTGGCCGACGACAGGCTGGACTTCCTCTCCATCAGCCTGCCGCCCCGCGTGGGCAAGTCCACGCTGTGCATCTTCTTCCTCACGTGGGTCATGGGCCGCGACCCCCACGCGGCCAACCTCATGAGCGGGCACTCCGACAAGCTCACCGAGGGCTTCTACAACGAGGTGCGCTCGATCATCGAGGACGACGTGACCTACAGGTGGTCCCGCGTCTTCCCCGACACGGGCGTCAGCAAGCTCTCGGCGCGCAACGAGCAGATCTTCCTCAAGGGCTCGCAGAGGCGCTTCCCCACGCTCACGTGCCGCTCCGTCGACTCGACGCTCACGGGCGCGGTCGAGGTCGGGCGCGGGGCGCTGCTCTACTGCGACGACCTCGTGAGCGACCGCGAGGAGGCGCTCTCCGCCGACCGCATGGACAAGCTCTACTCCTCCTACCTCAACCAGCTCAAGGACCGAAAGCTCGACGGGGCCAAGGAGCTGCACGTCGGCACCAGGTGGGTGCCCAACGACGTGATAGGCAGGATCCGCGAGGACTACGAGGGCAACCCGCGCTACCGGTTCGTGGTGATCCCCGCCCTCGGCGAGGACGGCCGCTCCAACTTCACCTACCAGTACGGCCTCGGCTTCTCCACCGCCTACTACGAGGACATGCGCATGACGCTCGTGAGCGCGGGCGAGGGGGACTCGTGGGAGGCCAAGTACATGGGCCGGCCCATCTGGATCGGCGGCCTCATGTTCCCCGCCGACGAGCTGCGCACCTACGACGGGACCCTTCCCGAGGGCGAGCCCGACGGCGTGATAGCCGTCTGCGACACCAAGGACCGGGGCAAGGACTACGCCTGCCTGCCCGTGGCATACGTCTACGGCGAGGACCACTACATCCACGACGTGGTGTGCGACAACTCGCTGCCCGAGGTGGTCGAGCCCCGCATCGCCGACGCGCTCGTGCGCAACGGCGTGGGCCTCGTGCGCTTCGAGTCCAACTCGGCCGGCGGCCGCGTGGCCGACGACGTGGACAGGGCGTGCCGGGACCGCGGGCACGCCATGACCGTCCAGAAGCGCTTCTCGACCGAGAACAAGGAGACCCGCATCATCACCGACTCCATGTGGGTCAAGCAGCGCTGCGTCTTCAGGTCCGACTCGCCCTCGTCGGACTACGCCCGGTTCATGCGCATGCTCTGCCACTACACGACCGAGGGCAAGAACCGCCACGACGACGCGCCGGACGCCATGAGCATGCTCAAGCGCCTCGCGACCTCCATGCGCCGCGCCTCGGTCACGGCGATGCGCAGGCCCGTCTAGACTCGTCACGCCGAGTCCAGACTAGTCACGACTAGTCGAGACCACTCCAGCCGCCCCTTCCCACGTCCCCTCCGACGTGGGATTCTCTTTCTCGGGGCGGTCCGTCGGGCCTCCCTTCGGCGGTAACCCTCCGCGCCGCTTGCCTTCGGCGCGGTCGGTTCGCCGACGAGACGAGGGGAGGGGCCGTGTCCGAGACAATCGCCGCCGAGGCCGTCGACCAGGCGAGGCACGCCGCCTTCATGGGCAGGGCCGTGCCCTACGCCCGCGTTTCCTCCGTGGACGCCTCCAACGTCGTCTCCGTGATAGACTCGGTGCTCCCGGTCGTGGGGCACAACCACGCCCAGAGCCTCTACCTCTGGCGCTACTTCAGGGGCGACCAGCCCATCCTGTGGGAGAAGGTCAAGGAGGTGCGCCCCAGCATCGACTACCGGATCGTGGAGAACCACGCCGAGGAGGTGGTCGACTTCAAGGTCGGCTACCAGCTGGCGGAGCCCATGCAGTACGTCCTGCGCCACCACGACGGCTCCAAGGGCCCGCTCGCCGGCGAGCCCGAGGAGACCGAGGCCGGGCGCGGGAGGCACCTCTCCGACATAAACGAGCTGAACACGCTCATGTTCGCCGACGGCAAGGACTACGCCGACCGCGAGCTGTTCGAGTGGATGTGCGTCTGCGGCGTGGGCTACCGCATGTGCGAGGCCTCCGTCGACGGCGACGCGCCCTTCGAGCAGCGCTGCCTCTCCCCGCTCGAGACCTTCGTGGTGCGTGAGTCGGGCTACCGGCGGCGCGTGATCCTGGGCGTCTGGTGCGGCCGCGACGACGAGGGCCGCGTGGTCTACAACGCGTGGACCGACAGGGCCCGCTACGTCGTGGTCGCCGGCGAGGTCGTGGCCGAGGAGCCCCACAGCTACGGCCGCGTGCCCATCGTCGAGTACCAGCTCAACGTGGCCCGCATGGGCGTCTTCGAGCGCGTGCTGCCGCTCCTCGACGCCATGAACGCCATCGAGTCCAACCGCCTCGACGGTGTGGAGCAGACGGTCCAGAGCCTGATGAAGTTCGTCAACTGCGACATTGACGAGACCGAGTTCGAGGCCATGCTGAGGCTGGGCGCGGTCAAGGTGCACTCCGACGACGGCGTGAGGGCAGACGTGGACTTCATCCGCAACGACCTCGACCAGTCCCAGACGCAGGTGACCAAGGACGACCTCTACCAGGCCATGGTCAACATCTGCGGCATGCCCAACCGCAACGGCACCTCGGGCAGCTCCTCCGACACGGGGGCCGCCGTGCTCCTGCGCGACGGCTGGAGCCTGGCCGAGAGCCACGCCAAGGGCTACGAGCTCGAGTTCAAGCGCTCCGAGCGCGAGTTCCTGCGCCTCGTGCTCGGCATCTGCGACCAGTCGGCGGACGTGAGCATCGACCTGCGCCTGCGGGATATCGAGCTCGCCTTCAACCGGCGCAACTACGAGAACCTGCTCGTCAAGGTGCAGGCCCTCACGACGATGCTGCCCGAGGGCTTCCACGTCCACCCGGAGGTCGCCTTCAGGTCCTGCGGGCTCTTCTCGGACCCCGAGAGCGCCTACCTGGAGTCGGCGAGGTGGACCGAGGAGAACCGCGAGCGCGCCGAGGCCGAGCAGGCCGCCCGGCAGCAGCAGGAGCAGGACGGCGACCCCGGCCCGCAGGCCGGGTCGCCCCAGCAGGCAGGTGGCACGGGGGCGCAGGCCCCCAGGTCATAGCGGCCACGGCGTCACTGTGGCAGAGGATTCCGTGCGGGTGCCCGCCGCGTCAACAAGGGGCGTAGGAAAGGACGAGTCATGAGACGAACCGACGTAAGGAAGGTGTTCCCCGACGCGACCGACGAGCAGGTCGACGCCATCCTCAACGGGCTGAGGGACGAGATCAACCCCCTCAAGGCCAACGCCGAGGACCTGGCGACGCAGCTTGCCGAGGCCAACCAGCGCATCGAGGCCCACATGTCCGACGAGGAGCGCGTCGCGGCCCGCGAGCAGGCCGCCGCCGAGCGCGAGCGCGAGTTCCTGATGCGCTCCGCGGAGCTCGACGCCAAGGCCATCTTCGTGGCCGCGGGCTTCTCCGAGGAGGACATGCAGGTGCTCCTGCCGCGCGTGGTCGGAACCGACGCCGAGGCCACCAAGTCCGCCGCGCAGGCCCTCGTGGACCTCGACGCGGCCCGCCGCAAGGCGGCGACCGACGCCGCGAGGGACGAGCTCCTCAAGAGCAACCCCACGAACGTCGGCGGGGCCGGCGGCGAGCCGCCCATGACGATGGCCGAGTTCCTCGCGCTCCCCTACAAGGAGCAGCTCTCCATCAAGGAGGGAAACCCCAACATCCTTCGGGAACTGAAGTAAGGAGGCAGACATGCCCGGCACCATCACACTGGGGAACTACACCATCCCCTTCGACGAGGAGATCTTCGCGGCGCAGCTCGCGAACCAGCCCGACCTCGTGCGCAACGCCTTCCTCACCAGCGGCATGATGGTCGAGGACGGCTACCTCGCGTCCCTGATCGCCAACGGCGGCAACTTCTACACGCTGCCCTTCTACGGCAACCTCGCCGACACCGACGACGACAACTACGACGGCCAGACCGACATCACGCTCGACACCATGGGCGCGACCCACCAGTCCGGCACGGCCTACGGCCGCGCGCACGGCTGGTACGCCGACGACTTCGTTGCCGACTTCACGACGGCGAACCCCCTGGCCGCCATCGCCGCGCGCGTGGCGAAGTACTGGCAGAACAAGGCCCAGGCGCGCCTCATCGGCATCACCGAGGCCGTCCTCGGCGTCGCGGGCATGGAGGGTCACGTGCTCACGCGCTCCGACCTCGAGGCGACCACGCTCTCCGACTGCGCGCAGGAGGTCTGGGGCGACCGGAAGGGCCTCGCCTCAGTCGCCGTGATGCACTCCGCCGTGGCCCAGTCCTTCGAGGACATGGAGCGCGTGGAGTACCTCAAGTACACCGACGCGAACGGCGTGGAGCGGGGCCTCAACGTCTACACGGTCAACGGCATCACCACGATTATCGACGACGGCGTGCCGACGGCCGGCACCGCCACGGCGGCAGGCGTCTACACCGTCACCGTCTCCGGCACGCCCAAGGCCGGGGACAAGCTCATCGTCTGCGGCACGCAGGTCGAGCTCGACGCCACCAGCGCCGTGAGCGTGACGGCGGCCGCGACGGCCGTGGTCACCGCCCTCGGCACCATGGACGCCTACACCGTCACCCGCAGCTCCGGCGTGATCACCTTCACCGAGAAGGAGGGCCACTACGGCGCGGGTGCCCCGACGGCCAAGGCCGCGGGCTCCGCGAAGGTGGCGGTCGCCACGACCACGGCACCGGCCAACTACGTGCGCCTCTACGCGACCTACCTCTTCCAGCCGGGAGGCATTCGCCACGCGAGCGCACCCGTCGCCCACCCCACCTTCATCGGCCGCGACGAGCTGAAGAGGGGCGGCATGGAGTACTTCGGCAACCGCTTCCGCGAGGCGACCCACCCGAACGGGTTCAGCTTCGCCCTCCCCGAGGGCACCATCAGCCCGACGGACGCGCAGCTCGCGGACACGGCCAATTGGACCCTCGCATACGAGGACGCGCGGGCCATCCCGTTCGCCAAGGTCCTCATGCCCGGCCACGTGGCCACGGCCTAGGAGGCACCCGTGACTGACGAGGAGATGCAGGAGATGGTGACCACGCTGGTCGACGACCCCAGGTTCGACCAGTACGTCCCCGCCTACCTAGGGCTCGCGAAGGGCGCGGTCATGCAGCACCTCTTCCCCTACTCCGACGCGGAGTGGGAGGACGTGCCGGCGAAGTACCACCCCCGCACGTGCGAGATTGCCGTCTACCTCGTCAACCGCAGGGGAGGCGAGGGAGAGACCACGCACTCGGAGTCCGGCGTGAGCCGCTCCTACGAGAGCGCGGGGATCCCCGCCTCCTACTTCCGCGGCATGTCGCCGCACGTGGGGGTGCCCTCGTGAGGAACATGGACCGAGACCGCCGCCCCGTCTGGATCGCGAGGCTCCTCCGACAGGAGGCCGAGGTCGACTCGGAGGGGCGGCTCACGGGCCGCCACGTGCCCGTGTACGACGAGCCCGAGCTGTTCTGGCCCACCGTGACCGTGATGCGAGGCTACACCTGGACCGTATTCTGGGGCCGCGCCCACGACTACGACCGCGTGGTCAGGATAGACGACCCGGAGTGCTGGGTCGACGAGAACGCGGTCCTCTACGTCGACACGCCGGTCTGGAAGTACGGCGGCCGGCGCGAGCTCGTGAGGGCGATCGTCGAGGGCACCGTGGACCTCTCCGACGTCGAGCCGGACTACTCGGTCAAGCGCATCGGCCACGGCAAGAGCTACACCGTCTTCACCATCGACAAGATCGAGGGGGTGGAGATGCGATGAGGCTCACCGTGGGGCTCTCCCGGGAGTCGGTGCGCGAGGCCCGCGAGGCCGTCGAGCGCCACGCCGCCACCTTCCCGAGGCGCGTGGACCGGCTGTGCCGGGCCCTGGCCGAGACGGGCGTGGAGGTCGCCGTGAGGACCGTGCCGGTCCGCTACGGCGACCTGAGGGCGGGAATCCGCCTGGAGTCCCGCGGCCGCTCCTCGTGGCTCGTGGTGGCCGACAACGACCACGCGGCCTTCGTGGAGTTCGGCACGGGCGTCGTGCCACCGTACGAGGGGCCAGATGGCATCGCACTACATGCTGAGGGCGTCCGAGGCCATGAGGGCCGACGTCCTGAGAAGGGCGAAGGAGGCGTGGAAGTGATCGATATCGAGACCGACCTCTTCGACGAGCTGGCGAGGCTCGTGCTGGCCGACTGGCCCGACGCCTTCGTGTCGGCCGAGTACGTCCCCGTCCCGGGCGGCTTCCCCGCCGTCTTCGTGACCGAGGCCTCCAACGTCGAGCACGGGCCCATGGTGTCGACCTACGAGGGCGAGGAGGGCGCGGCGCTCACCTACGAGGTGCAGGTCGCCCACCCAACCGCCGAGGGCGGCAGGGCCACGTGCAAGGCCATACTCGCGCTCCTCTCGGAGCACATGCGCGCGCTGAACTTCGCGCGCACGACGTGCATGCCCCTCGACAACAGCGAGGACCCCGGCGTGTACAGGATGGTTGCCCGCTACACGGGCGTAGTAGACAGGTTCGGAACGCACTACAGGAGGTAACGCAATGTCCCGCAACACATCGAGGAGCTTCCTCATGCACAGCTCCGACGGCACCAGCTACTCCAAGCTGCTCGACGTCAAGGAGATCCCCGCCGTCCGCCAGGCACCCAACATGCTCGACGACACGTCGCTCTCCGACGACCAGCACACCTACATCCCCGATATCCTCGACTCGGGCGGCGGCCTCGAGTTCACGGCGAACTACACCTCGGCCAACCTCTCGGCCGTCTCCGCCGTCGCCAACACCGAGGCATACTACGCCATCTGGTTCGGCGGCACCGAGAGCGGCGGCGTGATCACGCCCGACGGCTCCGAGGGCAAGTGGGCCTTCAAGGGCATCTGCTCCGAGCCGTGGTTCGACGCCATGAGCGTCGGGGCCGTCCACGACCTCAAGTTCTCCATCGCTCCGACCTCCAAGGTCACCGTAGGCTAACCAGTCACCGTCCCATACAACCGACCGAAGGGAAACCCAAAATGGCAGCAGAGAAGGGCATCGAGAGGATCCGTTTCGAGTACAAGGGGGCACCGTACACCCTGGAGTTCGACCGCGACACCGTGACGCGCGCCGAGCGGACCTACGGCATCTCCATGAACGACCTCGGGGAGGCGAAGCTGACCACCATGCAGAGCCTCTTCGCGGCCTCGTTCGTGAAGCACCACCCCAAGGTCTCCCGCAGCCTCATCAACGAGATGTGGGCCACCATGGGAGACAAGGTGGGCCTGTACGCCGCCCTCGTCGAGATGTACGGCGGCGTCGCGAGCAGCGTCCTCGAGGACGGCGACGAGGGAAACAGGACGGACTGGGCCTCGGAGTAGGCGAAGGCTCGGTCGAGGAGCTCATGTGGGCGTCCCTGCCGCAGTACCTCGCGATAGGGATGCCCGCGGAGGAGTTCTGGCACGGCCCGATCAGGGCGTGCGAAGCCTACAGGGCGGCGTGGAGGGCCCGTTGCGAGAACCTCGCCGCCGCCGAGTGGAGGCAGGGCCTCTACGTCTCCTACGCGGTCCTCTCGTCGCTCGACAAGGCCTTCAACGGCCGCAAGGCGACGGTCGAGTACCCCGACGCCCCGCTCTTCTCTCCCCGGGAGTCCCACGAGGAGCATGAGGCGCGTCGCGAGCGCGAGCGCATGGAGGCCCAGCGTGAGAGGGTCAGGGCCTGGGCCGAGGCGGTGAACTCGCGCCTCGACGCGGCCGGGACCGGCTAGGGGGTGCGAGATGGCCGAGGCCACGATTGAGAAGCTAGTCATAGAGGTCAAGGGCGACGCCGACGGCGCGACGAGGGGCTTGGACAGCCTCTCCCGCGCCCTCGGGCGTCTCGAGGCCAAGCTGGACGGCCCCACGGGCAAGCTGGCGAGGCTCGCCGACGCCCTGCGCCGCCTATCCAACGCGATCAGCGGCACGAACGTCGAGAAGCTCATGCAGCTCGGGGGCCTGAAGGTCTCCAAGGTGCTCGGCGACAACGTGGCCCGACTCGCAACGGCACTCGACGCCATCCCGAACGACGCCGCGACGCGCGTGGAGGCCCTCTCGGGCCTCACCCTGCTCTCGGGCGCGACGTTCTCGCGCACCCTGCCCAACAACCTCTCCACCCTCGCGCAGGCCCTCGCCCAGCTGCCTCCCGACGCGGCGGCCACGCTCGCCTCGCTCGCGGCCTCGCTCGCGGGCTTCTCCGCGCTGAGCGGCGTTCGCATCACGACCTTCATCAACGGCATCAAGCGCCTGCCCGACGCCATGCGCGAGTTCGAGGACCTCGACGTGGAGACCTTCGTCGAGCGCATGCGCAGCCTCTCCGAGGTGCTGTCTCCGCTCGCCGACGCCGTGCAGAGGCTCGCGAACGCCGTGAACAGCCTCCCGCGCTCCATGCGCACGGCGGCGTCCGCCGCGAGGAGCGTCACGAGCGCCAACAGGGCCCTGGAGCAGCAGGCATCGAGGAGCGCAAACGCCATCACCCGCCTCGGTCAGACCCTGAGGAGGGTCTTCACCAGCGCCGTCGTGGTGACCTCCGTGCAAAGGATCAAGAGGGTCGTGGATGAGTGCGTGAAGGCCGTCTCCGACTACGTGGAGGACATGAACCTCTACGCCGCCTCCATGGGCGAGTTCGCGGAGGAGGGGGCAAAGTTCGCCAGGACCGTCGAGTCCTCGCTCGGCATCGACTCGGGCGAGTGGTCGAGGTTCCAGGGCGTCCTCATGTCCATCGGCACGGGCTTCGGCATCGCGAACGACCGCATGGCGACGATGAGCCAGAACATGACCCAGCTCGGCTACGACATTTCCTCCTTCTACAACCTCGATATCGACGAGTCGATGCGCAAGGTCCAGTCGGGCTTCGCCGGCGAGCTGGAGCCGATGCGGCGCATCGGCTACGACCTCTCGAACGCCCGCATGCAGATCGAGGCGGCCAATCTCGGCATCGAGAAGAAGGTCGCGAACATGACGCAGGCCGAGAAGGCCGCCCTGCGCTACTACATGATGATGACCCAGCTCACGCAGGTCCACGGCGACCTCGCGCGCACCATCGAGTCCCCGGCCAACCAGCTGAGAGTCCTCAAGGCCCAGGTCAACCTCGCGGCGCGCGAGGTGGGCCAGATCTTCATACCGGCGATGAACGCGGCCCTCCCCTACGTGATAGGCCTCGCCAAGGCCGTGCGCCTGCTCGCGAAGGAGATCTCCAACCTCTTCAACCTCGGCATAGACTTCGAGGTCGACTACTCCACGCTCGACACCTCGGGGATCGAGGGGGCGACCGATGGCATAGACTCCCTGACCGACGCCACCGAGGAGGCGACCGAGGCCGCCGAGGAGCTGAAGCGCTCCGTGATGGGCTTCGACGAGCTGAACAAGCTCACCAAGGACACCTCCTCCAACGGCTCGGGGGAGTCGGTCATAGACCAGATACCAATGGAGACCTATGACTTCCTCGCGGGCCTCGACGACGAGGTGTCGCGCAAGTCGGACGAGATAGCCGCCAAGCTGCTCGAGAAGTTCAAGGAGCTCAAGGACATAATCGAGGACCTGCTGCCCATCATCGGCCTCGTCGCAGCGGCCCTCGCCGCCTGGAAGATCGCTGACTTCCTCACCGACCTGCTCAACCTCCCCAAGAACCTGCAAACGATACTCGGGCTCGCGCTCGCGATCCTCGGGGCGATACAGATGCTCTACGAGGCTTGGGACGCGTGGACCAACGGGCTGACCTGGGACAACCTGAGGGGGATCCTCGAGGGCATCGCCGCCCTCGTGGCGGGCCTCGCGCTCGCGTTCGGCAAGGTCGGCGCGGCGATAGGCCTGCTCATCGGCTCCATCGTACTCTACGCCACGGCGCTCCACGACATGCTGGAGAACGGCGTGAACGAGGTCAACCTCACGGCCATGGCGATAGCCACGGCCATCGGCATGATCGGCAGCGCCCTGCTCGGCCTCCCGCCCATCGTGACGGGCCTCATCGGCATCATCGGGGGCGGCACCATGGCGGTCATGTCCTTCATGGACGCCTGGGAGCACGGGCTCTCGCTCACCAACCTCGCGGGCCTCATCGGGGGCATCGGCATCGCCGCCGTGGGCGCGGGCATCGCGTTCGGCACCGCGGGCGCGGGCGTCGTGACCACGCTCGGGGGTATCATGACCACGGGACTGTCGCTGCGCGACATGGTGGTGAACGGGGTCAACGAGACCAACAGGCTGGGGGCCGTCGCGGGCGTGGCCCTCACGACGGTAGGGCAGCTGCTCCTCGGCCTGCCGGCAAACGTGATAGGCGTGACCGCGGCCGTGAGCGGCCTCGCCATCTCCGCCGTCTCCTTCATGGACGCCTGGGAGCACGGCGTCACGCTCGAGAACATGAGCGGCTACTTCGACGGGGTTGCCATCGCCGCCGTGGGAATGTACGTGGCCTTCGGTCCCCTCGCGGGCGCGATCACCCTCCTCGTGGGGGCGGTGGGCTCCCTGGTCCTGGGTCTCAAGGACATGTGGGAGAACGGCTTCAACGAGTACAACTTCACGATGGTCGAAAGCGGATTCGGCACCATCGGCGCGGCCATCGGCACCTTCGTAGGCGGCCCGCTCGGCGGCCTCATCGGCGCGGTCGTCGGCCTCGGCGCGGGCCTCATCGCCTCCCTCATCGCCGACTGGGAGGGCTTCGAGGAGTGGTGGGACGGCATGTGGTCGGGCCTCGTCGGGCCTTCCACGGCAACCTCGAGCCCCTCTCCGCATGGGTCGACAACTACGTCGCCAAGCCCGTCGAGGCCGCCTTCCAGGTGCTCGCGGACGCCATGTGGGAGATGTACAACGCGCCCATCCAGGAGATCGAGAACGCCTGGGGCGGCCTCGTCGAGAGCGTCAGGGGCTGGAACGAGGGTCTCGCTGACTGGATGGAGAACGACTTCGGCCCCGCCATCAAGTACATCTGGAACGATATCGAGGACGCGTGCAGGTCCCTCCCGGAGGCCCTCAAGGGCGACCTCGGGGACCTGGCGAACTGGATAGACAACTACGTCGTGAAGCCCATCATGACCGTCCTCCAACTCCTCGTGGACTTCGTGACCGGCATGTTCTCGGAGCCCATCAAGGCCATCCAGGACTCCTGGGGAGGCCTCGTGGACTGGTTCACGGGCACCAACAGCGAGACCACCGAGTCCACCAAGGCCCAGGCACAGGACCTCTCCCAGAGCGTGCAGACCACGACGGGCGAGCTCGCCTCCGCCATCGACGCGGACTGGAGCGAGGTCAGCCAGTCCACGTCCGACAAGTTCGGCGAGGCCTCGCAGGCCGGGTCGGACAAGATGGAGGAGCTGCGCGCCGCGGCGACCACCAGCGCCGAGTCCACCAAGGCCGACGTGGGCGGCAGCTGGGACGAGCTCGCGGGCGAGACCGAGTCCAAGTTCGGCGAGGTCCGGGATATGGTCGACTCCGCCCTGGAGGAGGCCGTGTCCGAGGCGAGCGGGAGGGCCTCTGAGCTCGTGACGGAGGTCGGGGGCAGCTGGGAGGACCTGAAGGGCAGCACGGACACCTCGTGGGAGGACATAGAGAGCACAATCGAGCAGATCACCTCCGACCTGAGCACGACGGTCGAGGACGCGTGCGGCGAGATGGAGTCCTCGGCGGAGGACAGCTTCTCCAGCATCAGGAACGACGGGAAGAGCAAGTTCTCTGACCTGCGCTCGACCATCGACGGCGAGACCAAGAGGGGCGTCGCCTCGGTCAAGGACATGACCTCCCAGATGAAGGGTGCCATGAACTTCGAGTGGTCGCTGCCCAAGCTCAAGCTCCCGCACTTCAGCATCAGCGGCAGCTTCTCGCTCGACCCGCCCAGCGTGCCCACCATCAGCATCGACTGGTACGCCAAGGGCGGCTTCCCCCTCGCCGGGGAGCTCTTCGTCGCCCGCGAGGCGGGCCCCGAGATGGTCGGTACCATGGGAGGACGCACGGCGGTCGCCAACAACGACCAGATCGTCGAGGGCATCGAGGCGGGCGTCACGCGCGGCGTGATGCGCGCCATGGCCTCCGTGGGCACGAAGAGCCGCACCGACGAGGGCGGCGATGTGGTCCTCACGATAGACGGGCGCGAGCTGGCGCGAGCCCTCGCCCCCAGGTTCTCGGACATGGCCCGCCGAGGCGAGTGGGCCTTCACGACGGCATAGGAGGAGACATGGCGATGCTCGCCGTCGGCCCCGTGGGTGGGTCGCTCACAGAGATCAGCATCGACCCCTCGGGGTTCGAGTGGGGCCTACAGGACGTCTCGGCCGTCGACGCGGGCCGCACCCACGACGAGGGCAACACGATGTACAAGATGCGCACCTCCCAGAAGCGCAAGGTGAAGCTCACGTGGACGGAGCCCACGGACGCCCAGTGCGCCGAGATCCTCACGGCCTTCAACGACGAGTACGTGGACGTGCGCTACTTCGACGCGATGAGCGGCGGCGAGGAGACCCGGACCTTCTACGTGGGCGACCGCACGGCCCCCATGAGGTGGTACCAGCTCCCCGGCCGCGAGACGCGCTTCCGCACGCTCAGCTTCGACATAATCGAGAGGTAGGCCCATGCTCAGCGCAAGCAGCGGATACGTCGAGGCGGTAGAGCGGGGCGGCAAGCTCCTCGTGAGGGCCACGCTCACGCTCGAGGGCGACGTGGTGCACGAGCTCACGGGCGCGGACGTGACCTTCGGCGGCCTCATGCGCTCCGCATCCACGTCCTCGCTCGTGACCTTCGACGTCGGCGCGGCCATCATCGGCACCGCCGAGGTCACCCTCGTCAACTACGACGACCGGTGGGACGGGACCTTCTTCGGAGGGGCCTCCATCGTGCTCTACGCGGGCTACGAGGTCGACGGCGAGCCCGAGTGGCTCAAGATCGGGACGTACTCCGTCGACCAGCCCGAGACCTACGGCGCGACCATCAGCCTTCCCTGCAAGGACAGGATGGCCTCGTTCGAGCGTTCCTACGGCGAGGTCGCGACCTCCTACCCCGCGACGGC